ACTGACTTAATCAGCGCAAAACAAGTAAACGCAAACGATGATGTTTACGAAATGGCTCTCGCTGCTTAATTGCAGTATGAGATTACCAGAGTTGACTACTTGGTAACAGAATAGTCAGGGGTGGTGGTGCGAACCACCACCCTTTTCTTTCCACTGCAATAATGGAGGCAAAATACACATGAATGCAGTAGACATTTTACATAATGTGGAAGATTTTTTTGATCGCAACCATAATTTGTTTTGTATGTGGGGCGGTTTATTCGCCGCTGTATTTTTAGGGTTGTTTGTTCCGTTTGACATGCACTTTAGAACCATGGCAAAACTTGAACAGCAACAAGAAGCAAATTCTCTCCTTATTGCTCAATTAAATGACATGAGTCATCGCATGGAATTCCTTAATCTTTCATATGAAAAGAAACAAAAGGTGATGCGCGAAGTTGAGTGCCTAGCAAAAAATATTTACTTTGAAGCAGGTAGTGAACCGCGAACTGGTAAAATCGCTGTTGCTGAAGTTACGATGAATCGCGTCAAGAGTAAGCAATTTCCGCGCACTGTCTGTGGTGTAGTTTATCAAAAGACTAAAGGAACTTGTCAATTTTCTTGGGTCTGCGAAAGTAATAAAAGAGTCAGAAGTAATTTGGCTTGGCGAGAGTCCTTGCAAATTGCTGAGAATATATTGATTTCCAAACGCAAGTACGGTATAATTGGAAATGCAATGTACTTCCACGCAGACTATGTTGATCCAGCGTGGGCTGACCAGAAGCGACTAATTGCGCAAATTGGAAATCATATTTTTTATCATTGAGGCTTTATGCGAATTATTGAAGATGTGAAGTTAGACTTCAAAGATGTTTTGATCACACCTAAAAGATCTACTCTTGCTTCTCGAAGTCTTGTGAATCTTGAGCGAACGTTTACATTTCGAAGCGGCAATAGTTGGAAAGGTGTTCCGATCATTGCTGCGAATATGGATGGTGTTGGTACTCTTCAAATGGACGAGGAGTTAAACAAACACAAGATGATGGTTGCTGTTACGAAGCATTATTCGCAAGAAGATTTAATTGATCATTTCATAAAGAAACTTAATAGCAGCGTTTATTCAATGGGCATCTCAGATGCGGACTTATATAAGTTCAATAAAGTTGTTGAATCAAATATCGTTAAACATTGGAACATTAAAGTTTGTATTGATGTTGCGAATGGATACACACAAAGTTTCGTGGACTTTATCAAACAGTTCCGCGAAGATCATCCAAATGTTTTGTTGATGGCTGGTAATGTTGTCACACCAGAGATGACTGAAGAATTAATTCTCGCTGGTGTTGATATTGTGAAAGTTGGTATTGGTCCTGGCTCAGTCTGTACAACAAGGAAGATGACAGGAATCGGCTACCCGCAGTTGAGTGCAATTATTGAATGCGCAGACGCTGCTCATGGTCTCAAGGGTCATATTATAGCGGACGGAGGGTGTACCGTTCCTGGAGACATTGTGAAAGCATTTGCTGCGGGAGCCGACTTCGTAATGTTAGGTGGTATGTTGGCTGGACATAAAGAAGGTGGCGCAACGCCATTTGGCAATAATCAGTTTTATGGGATGAGTTCAGAAACAGCAATGGATCTTCATAACGGTGGAGTTGCTAACTATCGCGCCAGCGAAGGCAAGACTGTAGAGATTCCATATCGTGGAGAGGTGAGTCGAACGCTACAGGATATCCTTGGTGGTCTACGTTCGGCATGTACTTATGTTGGAGCAGGTGAGTTGAAGGAGTTGAGTAAGCGTGCAACATTTGTTCGCGTCACTCAGCAATTAAACAATTCCTTGAATGCTTATGAGATCTAATATGGCAAGTCGCGAAGAAAAGAATAACTTCTCTATAATGATTATGGAGATGGCTCTTAAAGAAAAGATTGATCATATGGATGCGATCACAACATATTGCGAACGTAACAATCTAGAAGTAGAAGTTGCTGCCTCGCTAATAAATGAATCACTAAAGAGCATCATTCAAGGCGAGGCAATGGAACTAAGATATCTTCCTCGAGGAAGTAAATTGCCTCTATGAATGGATACGATCTATACTGCACTTATCAAGCCATCAAGTTGCATTTTAGTTCTGAACAGTATAACTTCTTTCAATATGATGGCAAAACAAGAGTCTCGATAGAGGCATTTCAAAAGCGAAGAGATAAATTTCTATTTCATCGCCTAGCAAGGAAGTACCGCGATGAAGAAATGGTTCCATTTTTGGTTTCTAATTTTGTACACAGCGATGATAATTGGACCAAGTCATTGCTTGAAGAAGAGGCTGAAGAAACTTATCGGGATTGGAAACGACGAACGGATTCGATGACGAAGATCTATACAGAAGATCTACAAAAAATTGCTACGAAAGATAACTTTAATGATTTGTTTAAAGTTGAAGAAGGTCAGTTTCCTAAACTTCTAGTGCTCTTCATGCAAAATGAAGTCACGATGGAGACAATGGTAATTCTGAATAACATCTTCAATTTTATCAAGATTTGGGACAAGAAGATTTCTGATGATATCATCTATCCCAAAATTTCAAGAAAGATTCGGAAGTACGGAGCATTCTTGAACGTGAACGTTGACAAGTATAAGAAATTGACAAAGGAAACTTTACTTGCTGACGAAAATACTATATAATGATATGGTAATGAAGAAAGTGGATAAGTCGAAATACAATTTATACAACGCAATACGGAGTAATACATATGACGCTATCTAATCTCAAAAAGGGGTCCTCCCTTGATAAACTGAAGAAGGCAGTCGAAGCCTCTTCTACTGGCGGTAACAATAAATCAAGTGCTGATGATCGTTTCTGGCAACCCGAAGTGGATGCTGCTGGAAATGGTTATGCTGTCATTCGTTTTCTTGATACACCAGCAGTAGACGGTGAAGATGGGTTGCCTTGGGTTCAAATTTGGTCCCACGGTTTCCAAGGTCCAGGTGGTTGGTACATTGAGAACTCTCTCACAACTCTTGGTAAGACTGACCCAGTCTCTGAATACAACACGGTTCTTTGGAACTCAGGCATTGAAGCCAATAAAGAAATCGCACGCAAGCAGAAGCGCAAGTTGACGTACATCGCCAACATTCTTGTCATTTCTGATCCGAAGCGTCCGCAGAACGAAGGAAAGGTTTTCCTCTACAAGTTCGGCAAGAAGATCTTTGACAAGGTCAAGGAAAAACTTGAGCCGCAATTTGCTGATGAGACACCGTTGAATCCGTTTGATTTCTGGAAGGGTGCAAACTTCAAAGTTAAGATTCGTAACGTTGAAGGCTATCGTAACTATGATAAGTCGGAGTTTGATTCTCCTGCTGCATTGTTCAATGGTGACGACGCGCAAATCGAAAAGGTTTGGAAGTCTGCATATTCACTCAAGGATTTCTTGAAGGCTGATAACTTCAAGACCTATGATGAACTCAAGGCGAAGTTGGAGCGAGTTCTTGGTGCTGGTGGTTCTGCCGCTGCATCTGCCAAGAAGATCGACGATGAGGAAGCATCTGCTCCTGTCGTTCGTTCGGCTCCTGCCAAGAAGGTTACTGCTGAAGATGTCACCGCCGATGACGATGACATGGCTTTCTTTGAGAAGCTCGCAGCAGAGTAATCTGATTTAGAAAACCGTAGATGTTTTCAGGGGCACGCAAGTGCCCCTTTTTTTTATCCGTAGCGTGGATGTTGCGCGTCAGAAGCAGCAGCGCGATTGAATGTACTGTCGTCACTGAACACTCTACTTGTTTTAGATGAGTCCATTGATTTTGCCGTTGCGATAGTTTGATTGTTATTGATGACAGTTGTTCCTGCTCCCGCTCCACCATCGCCAGCAGAATATCCAGTATCCATTAATTGTTCTCTTTCAGTTCTGTCTCTCAAGATCTCATTGGTGTTGCTACTCCAAGGGGACTTTAAAGCCTGCATATATTTGTCGAAACCTTCTTTGTATCCTGTGTCGAATTCGCCTTGGCTTTCTCTTCTGTTAAAATCTTCTAAAATTGCACCACCCTCGCCGCCTGTATACAGATCAACGTACATTTGTTTAAATCGTTCCCAAGGATTATCGCCTTGGTATCTTGATCCATATGATTCTTGCCCTTGCTCGGCGTCTCTAGCCTCTTGAAGATAATCGCGAGTTCTACCTTCAACATCAATCGATTCTAAATCCTCACGACCACCTTTTCTGCCAACAACATCAATAGAATCAATTACTTCGTCATCCTCTTCTTCTTGTCTTCTACGACCAACAACATCAATTGATTCAATTACTTCATCATCTTCTTCGTCATCAGCTCTAGAATACGTTGGTTCTGGTTGATATGGTGGAGCTGGTGGAGGAATGTATGGTGGTGGCGGCGAATAGATTTTTACAGGCTGTTCCTCTATAGGTTCTGGTTGTCCGTCTTCGATAGGTGTGCCAATATTTGGTTCTAGATTTTGAAATGCAGTTATGTCAGGCATATTTGCTGCGTCTATAAATCCTTCCGGAAGCTGTATGGCGCCAGCTGCAGCATCTTCAGCGGTCTTTAAAGTGGCAGCAACATTCATTAATCCTTCATCTGTCTCAGTTTTTTGAGCATAAGATTGCGAAGCTGTAAGATTCGCTAAGAAATCTTGTGGGATAGTCGAGAACGATGGCATAAACTGATCTATTTGTTCTTGTATCTTAGCATAACTTGGCGCAGCTGGCGGCGGTGCAGCTTCTTGTATTCTTTCTTCAAATGCTGTTGTTATCGCATCGTTGAAAGACTTTGATCTGGCTGCAGCTCCTCTTCTATAAAACTCGTCTGGCTCACCATTAAATGCTTGAGTAAATGCAGCTGCACCTTGATAGCCACCACCATATCTTTGCGAGAACTGAAAAGATGGCGCCGCGCCTCTTGCCGTAAAGCTCCCGAAATTGTTTCTTAATGTGTCTATGTTAGGTATATTAAACATTACTTCTTACTCTTAAGTTGTCGTTCTCTTATTCTATCGTTCTCTTCTTTCACGTGTTGCGCGACCAAAGAGACATACATTGCTCGTTCCCACGGAAGCATATTCTCAAGTTCCGTAAGACTATAACCATGAAACTGCATCAATGCAAAATTAGTTATGAAATATGATTTCAAACTTTCATTACGAAGGCTTATACGAAAAAATCGAGGAGACCCTCCAGTCTGATTGTATGCTCTTTAGCACACTTTTTACAGACTACTTTACTCTGATGACGAAGCATTGGCATTTCAGTGAAGAAATTCTTAATCTTTTTATATTGTTCAGTTGTTAGATTGTTAATGAATTGCTCATACTCACCTTCTAACATCTCATCAATTTTATAAACTTGGTTATCATCATATAGATAATCAGTACATTCTTTAAGAATCTCAATAGGCATATCTCGCGTTTTTAACTTTTCAATTAATATTTTAGATATGCTGAATGTTGGATAGTGTAATTTGATACCGATTTCATTTGTAAGTGGAATTGTACTAGAGTTTGGTTTGTGTTCTAATGCAACTTGCAATAAATCAACATCTAACCCCATTCTATTTTTACATTTTTTATTTTGGTCAACTGTGTTTTCGCAAATAAATTCTAGCGAAACAACTTCTCCAATAGATCTTGCTCTTAAATTTAAAAACAGATATTCAATCTCAAATAACGGTAAGGACTCAACGTCTATCGGCTCCAAAACGCAATTATTAATAATTTGTTTTATAGCATCCAAACTAGATTCGTAGTCTTTAGACTCTAAAGCCATAAGAAGAATTTTTTCTTCTTTTACTACGAATGGTCTAAAAGTAATTTCTTTCTCTAGCGATTCAAGTCTCAATTTATAAGTCGGCAAATCAATTTTCGGTATAGGCATAATTTACTCCATATTAACGGCTTCTGCGTCTTCCTGTCACTGTGATACTTTCAAGAACTTCGTTCTCCCTTCTTCTACCTGTCACATCAATACTAGTGAGAACTTCTGTTCCGCTTCTTCTTCCTGTGACATCAATGCTTGTAAGAACTTCGCTTTCTCTTCTCTTTCCAACAACATCAATACTTGTGAGGATTTCTTTTTCTCTTTGAACTCCAATGACATCAATACTGTCGAGCATTTCAGGAGCATCATCATCGCTACGTTCAAACTTGTCAGCGTTAAGGCTTCTCCAATAACGATAAGAGAAAGTTACGTCAAGTCTAACAGGCTCTGATTCAGCCCATGATCCCCTGATATCACCAATGATAATTGGATAGGCTTCATACAATTTACATCCATAAGAAATTCTATTACCGTCTTCAGAAATTTGTAATATGTCGATTTCTCCGATGTAGTCGTCTCTATATCTAAAATCAAATTTGTTTTCTTTAGGATTGATGTAGTTTACCCAGGCATCAAAAAACATCCTTTGACGCATGTCGTCATCGACGATAAATGTTGTTGTAACTTCGCGGTAATCGGTGCTGACTGGCACCTTCATAACTGGACCGCCGAAGTTGAGGTTCGTTGTACCCAACTCTACACCAGGCATAGTAACTGACTCGGCGTAGTATGTTAGATAATCGTCTTTACCTTTGAATTTTAAAATATCAAGGAGTTCTTGTGGCGGTTTAATATTAATGGCGATTTTGTTGAGTCGCGAAAACCCACTCTTTCTTGCCTGAGAAAGAAAAGAATTGATGTTTAACAACTTTTGCGGGTTTACTGACATTAACCGTAACTCCTCATGTTCGCGACTGGAAGAAACACTGCTGTTTCCCAATGGTTCGGTTCAATGTAGATCATTGGCGATACCATCTGGCTGTAAAGATATCTTCTCATGCAGTCACGAATACCTGAAAATTGACTCATGCCTTTAAGTAAATCATACGAAAGCATAAATCGTGTAGAATCATCATATTTATCGTTATTCAGGAAGATTGATAATCCGTCTAGGATAGATAAACGCTGCCCTGGTCCCAAAAAATGCAAATTCATCCCAGTAAATCCGTCACCTGTAATGGTTGTTGGTATTACTAAAGGAAACTCATCCCATTGAGGCAGCTTTTCTTTAGTGAGCGGATCGTATCTGAACATAAACATACGACCAACAGCCGCGAATGGCGTAATGCGTTTGGCGTCGTTTAGTATATTGGATCGATTAGTTGGAATAGAAGCCTTTCCAATCATTTGCTGGGCAAATGCTTTAGCCTCCTCAGTGCGCGGTTTGATGCCTTTCTTGGACATCTCCCTTGTAATCTTTTCGAGTAAGGCTGGCATTAGATTCCTAATTGATCTTCGGTGATAAGGCTGAACTTCCAGTTTCTATCTTTACAGTATTCTTCGGCTGCTTTCCACTTGGCTTCGTTTACACCCCAAGTAGCCACTTCTTTAATGTATTGGCGCGTTACTCTACTCTTGACTTTTGGTGGCGCCGCCTGACTTTTAGGTTTAACTTCTAAGATCATACTCTCAACCAACCCCTGTTTATTCTGAACTTTAACATAAAAGTCAGGAAAGTAACGATGCCAACGATTGTCAACTGGGGATAAATATGGTATAACGATCTCTTCGTTGGACCATCCAATTACATTAGGATTTTCGTCTAGGTGCACCATTACTCGGCGTTCCCATAACGATCTGTACCAGATGTTTGTAGGGTCACCTAAATATTTATTGGTATTTTTGGGACTAAATTTACCACTGTAAGCCATCAATTATTTATAGGGCATCTTAATGGCAGAAATTCTAGAAAGCATTGACGTTGTTGGCAATAGACCAGGCGTAGATCGAAGAGGCGATGAAGTTCTGACTAGCATCGATGTCTTCGGGAAAAGAAAGGGCGATGAAGTATTAACTGACATTGACGTCGTTGGTACAAGACCAGGCGGTAACGGTCCTTCAGATGGCGAGCGTTTAGAGAATACCGTTCGTCCTATGAAGAAACATCTGTACTATCCTCAGGAATTGAGCGATGCTCAATCAATGTACAAAAACGCTGTTCAATTTAAAGTGTATGTACAGACCAGATCGTTCCAAGACGATCCTGGCGAAACACCATACATTAAAGAAATCCCAACTCAATACAGAAGCGGTAGTCGCACATTCCCAGTATCGTTTGGTGCATTTAATCTTTCGTTGACTAATAGATTAACATCGCTAGTCGGTGGATTTAACATTCCTGGGATTGGAAGAGTACCACCAAACGCTGGACAAATAGCAGAAGATTTGTATGGAATTGGTGCATACGGTTTAAGTTATTTTTTCCAAGGCGAAAGAACAAATTATGGTAGAAGAACTCAACAAATTGATAATTCTATCACACTGTATATGCCTGACATGATGGTGAACACTGATAAACACGACTATCAACCAATTTCAATTAATCAAGCAGCAGGACGCGCAGGTTTGTACACAGCTGGTGCTCCTACTGCAGTTGGCGGAACTGGTTCGCCACTCGGAAGAACTGAGGTGTTGGCTGAACTTGCTGGAAGAGCAGGCATCTTTGGATCTCGCTCTACTGAAGCGGTGTTGGCAGGATTGGGTTATGCTATGAATCCTATGCTCGAAATGGTATATGGCGGCACACAACCCAGAACGTTTACCTTTCAGTTTAGATTCGCGCCAAGAAACATGAAAGAAGCTGAGGAAGTTTTAAATATTATCAAAACATTCCGTTTTCACTCACACTCTGAAAGCGCTGGACGAGATGCTGATCCAATGTCAAAGGGCAGCGGAACGCGATACCTTGTACCACCAAATCACTTTGAAATTACATTCTTGAGAAGAGTAAACGGCAGATTCCAAGAAAATATTTCAATGCCTAGAGTAACAACATGTATGTTGGCTCAGGTCAACACAAACTATGCTGCACAATTAGATTCCTTCACAACGTTTAGAGACGGTAAGCCAGTTTCTATCAGCATGGAATTAGAGTTTATAGAATCTGTTGTTCTTACGAAGAATGATATTAGGATGGGTTATTAATGTCTTATTTTTCTAAATTTCCCAAGGTCCTATATTCCGTAAACAAGGAAGGGAACAATGCGAAAATTGTTCCTGACATGTTGTCTAGAGTTAAGTTCTTAGACAATATTATTTCAAATCAAAATTTATTTTTCAAATACGAAGTCAAAGGCGGTGAAACGCCAGAACAAATTGCAAATCGTGTGTACGGAAATCCTGAAAAACATTGGATCATTTTGTTAGTGAATCAAATGATTGATCCACAGTTTGATTGGCCACTCGGTCCATTCGAATTTGAAAAACATATTAAACAAAAATATGGTTCTTTAAATGTAAGTTTAAAAACAACAGAGTCATATCCTACTGGGTACACTGTTGGAGAAGTTGTGTATCAAGGATCTACTTACGATAAGTCAACAGCTGAAGGCACAGTTGTTGCGTATAATTCGGGAAATAAAACACTACAGATTAAGTTCCCGTCACAAATTTTAGCCAATGGAAGCAACATTTCAGGTGTTTCTTCTGCCCAAACTCATACTATTGTAGCAATTTCTAATAATTTAGATGGATATAACTGGGCGAGCAATACAGTAAGCCACTATCAGGCAACTGAAGTTCGAAGAAATACTGACGACCCTTCTTTCTCAGAAACCAGAAAGTACAGGGTTACATCCAGCGCATATAATTATCAAACAGCCAATGTGATTAATATTAATACGAACACATCATATTCTAACACATATAACGTTGTCAGTTCAGTCAACGGAAGCAATATTCAATTTACTGTCGCAACAACGATTGCACCAGTAACGTTTTATGATTATGAACTAGAGCTCAACGAAGCCAAGCGAAAGATTGTAGTTCCTAAATCCTCAATTATCAGTTCTATCGAAAATCAATTTACAGCATTAATGTCGGCGCCGTAATATGCAAGATACAAATTACAGTGGTAGAACATCAGGTGATGGTGCGCTTTCGCCTTATGATTATAAACTTGAGGAATTAAAGATCGTTAACGCTCTGGGCGTTAATATTGATATTGATTTGATTTATGGTGAAATTAATATCTATGAAGATTTGTTTACTAACGTCATCAATGGCGATATTCTACTTACAGACTCTAATGACCTTTTAGCCAAACTGAACATACATGGAAATGAATTTATTTCTATGGCATTCAGCACACCTGGTATGAGAAAATATCAAAAGGTGTTTAGGATTTATAAGATTAGCGAATACAGTTTGCGCGGCACCTCGAACGCCAAATACAAAATTCACTTCTGCTCTGAGGAATTTTTACTCAATCAGCAATACTTTATTTCCAAGTCGTTTAAAGAAACCAGACTGTCTGATGTTGTGAGAATTATTGCTAAGAATTATCTAAAGATTTCTAACTCAAAACTAAACGATTTAAATATTGAGGAATCAACCTTATTATTGAACCCAGATAAAAATCCATTGATTGTTCCAAACCTCAGACCATTTGAAGCGATTAATTGGATATCTTCGTTCGCATTAAGTAAGACGGATTTATCACCAGGATTTTTCTTTTACGAAACGATTGATGGATTTAATTACCGCTCATTGAGTAATATTTACTCAGGACCTGTAAAGAAAACATTATTTTATTCGCCAAAAAATCAAGATAACGGCGAAAGTGTCGGACAACGCCACGATAAACTAGACGAGATGGAATTCAGGCAAGTATTTGATGTGCTTGATAGTATGAGCAATGGCGCGTATGCTTCTGAACTTATTAAAATTGATATTTTAAACAGAACTGCAGAAGGTGAGCAGATGGTGGTCAGACCGTCTTCATATAAAACGCTTAACGATTATTTGCCATACAATTTTGCACGAAATAGATTAGGGAATGCTATCAATCAGGCTTCAGCCTACGTGCGCATGTTTCCTAAATTCCAAGACAACTTGGCAAGTCAATGGTTGTTAGTTAGAGCTTCTAGACTAGCATTATTAAATAACACAAGATTACATGTTGATATTCCTGGCGATAGTTCGTTATCTATTGGCGATATTGTTTATGTTAGCGTTCCGAAAAATAGCGGCGATACAAATAGCGAAAATATAACTGAAGACAAGTATATGTCTGGAAAGTATTTGATAACAGGATTGAGACACCAACTTCAAGACAATAGATACTATTGCCACGCACAACTATGTAAAGATTCCACAAACTTAAATCTTAACTATGCTCCACCGTTTAATTCGGGATGGAATTTGGTAATTAACTCATGAAACTAAGAAAGAATTTTATCGGACAAGATGGATTCCAGTGGTGGATTGGCGTCGTTGAAGATCGCAACGATCCAGAAAAACTCGGTAGATGTCGTGTGCGCATATTCGGTATACACACTGATGACATTGTTGCTATTCCGTCAGAAGATTTACCATGGGCGATTCCAGTTTATTCTGTTAATAACAATGATTCCTTTTCTGCACCAAGAGAAGGCGAGTATGTTGTTGGTTTCTTTTTAGACGGATCGTTTAGTCAATCACCAGCCATATTAGGTGTGCTTCCTGGTATGAATCGCCAAACACCGCCAGAAGGCAGAGGATTTGGCGATTTGAGAGATGCTGAAAAGATTCGTAGTTCGCCTAAAAAGCCATCAGCAATTGATTACCCAGAAGCCAGAAATGGTCAGTCGAGCGTTGTCAGTGGCAATATTGTAAACGACGGTGTTGGTGCCGCTAGACTTGCTGCAGACAATATCATGCTGCACTTACCTTTGTCGTTGACTGCTAAACCATCATTAACAGATGAAGAACAAAATGTTGTTGGTTATAATCACAAGTTTACTCAAAGAGAGTTAAACCAAGGTTACATTAACCTACGAAATAACGAGACTGTTGTTATTCGTGGCATAAACGGTGCTAACACAACAGTCACCAAAGTTCAAGCAAAAATTTTGTTAGATATTGATATTGCTGAAACAACGATAAGAGCCAGAAATTCCATTGGCGCAGATACTTGGGATGGATTGAGCACAACACAAAAAGCAGGATTAATTTTGAATGCGTACCACCTAGGAACTAAAACTGATTATGAAAAATCTGGAGTTCGCTCAGCTGTAACCAGCGGAGATATTGTTCGTGCTGCTCAATTATTAAGTTCCGAAATGCTGAGATCTACAAGAGGAAAGTATCTAAGAAGCGAAGATACACTGGCTCACGTAGCAGCAAGTTTATTTAAATCTATCCCTAGAAGCACTCTTACCGCTTCCAGAGCAAACACTCATGGCGTAGCACCAATGATTGTCGCTGGTGCAGGCGTTGGAGTTCAGGTTCATGAATCAGATTTATCAAGAGATGAAGACGCACAATCATTAAAATATCCATTACCTGAAGAAAGAAACAAATCATCCCTCAGCGATTTAGTGACCAACGCTGACAGAACATTAATACAAAAATTTAGAGAACGCTCACCAGTTAGCGCGATAGGCGCATTTGATGAGTCCTGGACTGAACCGAACGCTATTAATTCAGCTGAGTATCCGCACAATAAAGTAACAGAAACTGAATCTGGGCATGTTATGGAGATGGACGACACTCCTTTGATGGAGCGCGTTCATATTGCTCATCGTGCTGGTAGTTTTCTAGAATGGTATCCTAGCGGTTCTAAGATCGAAAAGGTTGTAAAAAATAACTACAAATTAGTTATGAGTGACGATCATATCTACGTTGCAGGTAAAGTTAACATTGTGTTAGAGTCTAATACAAATGTTCGTATCGTTGGTAACTGTAATTTACAAGTAGAAAATGATTTAAATGCGAAAGTCAGCGGGAATGTAAACTTCTCGGTTGCAGATGCATTCAATATCAAAGCCAATACTCTTAAATTTGATATAGCGCAGACTTCTACTATAATGGCAGCAACACACAGCTCTTCAGGATCTTCGCTTGGATTATCAGCGCCACCTAAACGCGGAACTCCAACTAATGCGCAGAAATATCTTGAGGGTGATAGAATTGTGAAATTGGCTGATTTTGTCAATGACGATAATAATAAAACTCTTGAGAAGTTTATGGAAAATCCATATAACTACCCATCAAGATATAGTAATGTTAAGAGATATATTGCGCCAGCAGCTAAATCTGGATCGGATCTAATCTATAAAAATATTATCGGCGAAAGCCTTATACTGATAAATGAAACTGCAACCATTAAGAGCTGGTTAGACAAACAACTATTACTGGCTTCTTATGGATATTGGCGCGAAACAGGCATAGAATTGAATGGAACGATTCAACCATCTAACCACAACATTGTAGATTTGTGGCGTAATTTAGGATTTACTAGAGAATATTGGACGTTGAGTGACCAGACCAACTGGGCAATGGCTTTTGTTAACTTTGGTTTAAAACAAAATGGCTATCGCTATGTTCAAACGCCGAATCCTAAAGACGTTGAACTTCGTATTGACGACTATAGATTTACCCGCATCAAGCAAGAAGATGCCATTGCTGGCGATGTTGTATTGTGGGCTAATGATCATATTAATTTTGTTTACGACAATAACGGCGGCGATTTAAGATTTGTTGGTGGCGTGCAACCACCATTAGCAAGCCTTGACATTGGCGATGGACGTATCGGTGATGTGTCGCTTGTAACCGACGGTGGATGCCCTATCGTCACAATTCTTCGTCCATCTAAGACCTAAATAACGGATAGAGGAACCGTAAATGGAAAGAATAGCGCGTGTTTATTCTGATCTTGATTTAAAGTTCAGTAAACATCCAGTCACCAAAGACGTGACAATTAAAACAAACGAATATGCGATCGCTGCATCAGTCAGAAATATCATTATGACTAATTTCGGCGAACGACGTTTTTCGCCAAAGTTTGGTAGCGACGTTTTTTCGCAGCTGTTTGAACCTCTGGACGATATGACGGCTATGAACATAAAAGAAGAAATTATGACTAGCCTTACAAACTACGAACCAAGAGTTAAAATAGATTTCGTCAATGTTGTGCCTAATTTTAGTCGCGATGGGTTCGATGTTACGATTAAATTTTTCTTGTTAAACTCAATAAAGCCTATTACAACGGCTTTGTTTTTGCAAAGGTTAAGATAAAATGGCTAATGTCGAAAGCAAACTAGTAATATCAGAGCCAGACTTCTTTTCAATTAAGTCTAGCCTTAAGAATTTCCTTAAATCGCAGACTACCTTTGCGGATTATGATTTCGAAGGTTCTACATTATCGCAGTTAATCGACCTGTTGGCATACAACACTCACTACCTTTCATTCTATATGAACATGATTGCTAATGAGTCGTTTTTAGATACCGCTTCACTCAGAGATTCTGTGGTTTCTCATGCTAAAATGCTTGGCTATACGCCATCCTCAGTTCGTAGTGCTAAAGCGCGCATCGACCTCAGCTTTACACAAGCAGCAAACCCAAGTATTTCTAGCATTACCTCGCTCACTATCCCTAAATTTACAAAATTTGCATCATCAGCTGTTGATGGAATCAATTATACATTCACAAATATTGATGAAGTTACAGTTACTAAAGCAAACTCTGAGTTTCTATTCGCTGATCTAGAAATTTATGAGGGCAGTCCTACCTCTCAAGTGTTTACATATAGCGAACAATTGAATCCATTGCAAGAATTTAAACTCACTGACGCTAACATTGACACATCTACTATCGAAGTTATTGTGCAAACATCTGCAGGCGATTTAACTCAGCAAACATTTACGCTTGCAACAGATGCAACAATTTTAAACTCTAATAGTGCAGTATATTTCTTAGATGAAAATACAGGTGGTGGGTATAAAATTTATTTCGGAAGCGATGTTCTAGGCAAAAAATTAGACGACGGTAACATCGTAGTAATCTCATATGTGATTACAAACGGTAAAGCAGCAAACAAAGCAACTTCATTTAAACTCTTAGATTCTGTTGGTGGCTTAACTGAGGCAACTATTGTTGTTGATCAGGTTGCTGCTGGTGGTGCTGATATTGAATCCATTGAAACCATCAAAGCATTAGCACCTAAAACTTATGCATCAAATGGTCGCGCAGTAACGAAGAACGATTATATTGCTCTTATTCAACAACGTTATCCTTCGTTCGAGGCTGTTAATGTTTGGGGTGGAGAAGAAAATATTCCTCCAGTGTACGGTAAGGTGTTCATTTCAGCCAAACCATCAGCTGGGTATGAGATTTCAAGAACTGAAAAAGATTATATTGTAAATGAAATTATCAATCCAATCAGTATTTTGACTGTTACGCCAGAGTTTGTTGATCCTGACTTTAACTTCTTAAATTTAAACGTTCGTGTTACTTACGATCCAACAGCAACGACATTAACACCAGGCGAAATATCATCATTAGTTCGTACAAGAATTAATAACTATGCCAATACAAATCTAGATCAATTTAATTCTTACTTTAAGATCTCTAGATTGATGCACGAAGTTGATATGGCTCACCCATCTATCGTCAGTAACGATGTCGACGTAAAAATTGAAAAACGTCTAACGCCTATTCTTGGCACATCAAGAAATTATGTAATTAATTTTTTCACTGAACTCAAGAGATCAACAGGCACAGACCGTATCGCCTCAAGCCCAGCATATACTGCTTATGATAACGAAGGCGTGTTGCGTGAATTTTTCTTTGAAGAAGTGCCACTTTCTTCAACTGGCGTCTCCTCAGTACAAGTTGTATTGGGCGGTTCGGGTTTGACATATACTCCAAGATTACAAGTCGTTGGAGATGGTATCGGTGCTGAGTTATCAGCGGTTGTGACAAACGGTAAAGTAACTTCTGTAATAGTCAACAAACAAGGATCTGACTATTCTACAGCTGCCATTAGAGCATACGACCTTGATGACAACGTAATAAGTAATGTCATTCTCAAACCATTAATTGAGAATACAACTGGTAAACTCAGATCATACTACTTCGACAATAACAATATTAAAGTTATTTTCTCTGAGTCTGCAGGTACTATTGACTATCTAAATGGTACTATTACGCTAACGCAATTCAGACCATTAGACGTTAAAGATAGTTTCAAGATATTAAAGTTTTATGCGACACCAAAGAACACATTGTTTAACTCTTCAAGAAACACAATCATCACTTTGGATATTGACAATCAATCACAAGTTTCAATTGATGTAATTAAAGTAACCTAATATGTCAAGTCTGAATAGAGTTTCAACATTAGTAAATTCACAGCTTCCTGAGTTTATTCGCTCAGACTATCCTGTATTTGTTGAATTTTTAGAAAAGTATTATGAGTTTTTGGAACAGCCAGGTAATCCTGTTTATGAATTAAAAACGTTTCAAGATAATTACAATGTTGATCTTACACGCGAAAGTCTATTAAAGTATTTTAGAACTAAAATATTACCATCATTTCCTGAAGAAACTGAACTCACAACTGAAAGAATCATAAAATCAGCAAGAGATTTTTATGCCAAAAAAGGTACGCCAGATTCTTTTGAATATTTGTTCCGTGTTCTTTATGGAAAAGATTTAGATATCTATTTCCCAAAATTACAAATTTTAAAGGCTTCAGACGGTAAATGGGTTCTTCCACAAGCATTTAGATTGACTTCATCAGCCATCAATGAAACGGTCGATTTAAATCTACTTAAAAACCAAAAAGGTACTGGATCAGTATCACGCGCAACATGTATTATTGAAAGAGCCTACAAAACAATTGACGTAGGAACTAACAACGAAATCTACGAAGTTTACGTTTCTAGCATTACTCGCGCATTCAGTAACGGTGAAACTCTAGAAATCCCATACATTGACGCTAATGG